GGAAGCGTTCTGCGCCTCAGCAGATTCGGCTCTTTGCATATCTGAGCAGGGTTGCGCCCAAGTTCTACGACCAGTACTTCAAGGACTACGACAAGGCTGAGAACCTTGAGCGGGTTTACGAGGGGCTTCGCAAGATTCCAGTGGTTGGCATCAACATCGCTCCGGTCAACGCCGACCTTGCCGATGTGAGGATTGCCTTTGACAAGACTATGCCCGGGCTGGTGCGCCCGGGGTTCTTCGCGCCTTCTCTCGATGCAATAAACATCAAGCCCGACAGCGTATTTGGGTCGAACAACCGGGTGTTGCTGCACGAGATCGTTCACGCCGCAACTGAGTACATCCTTTCTGGGAAGGTGACACTGACTCCAGAACAGGAGGCCGCAGCTAAAGACCTGCGAGACATGTATCGGTACGCGCAGACTAAGCTGCCGCCCGATGAGTATGGGTTTACTAACATTTCTGAGTTCGTCGCGGAAACGATGACGAACCCGAAGTTCCAAGCCAAGCTCAAAGGAGTGGCGTTCCCGGCCCGCAAGACCACGCTATGGAATCGGTTCATGCAGGTCATATCGGATATGTTCGGCCTTGGTAACTTGGCTGGCGCATCCGTATCAGCTATCAATGATCTCTTGTCGGCCCAGCGCCCGTCTGATGTCAAGCAGATGCCGCTGCGTTTTGCTGCTTCCAAAAAGGGCAAGCGAGTCCGTGGCCCGATCAGCCAGCCTGACACTTGGCGCACCGCCGAATCTGTAGAGACGTCAATTAAAGACGTTATCGCTGATGCCACCCAGGGCCGCGTATCGCTAACTGACTCTTTGAAAGATTTGACGGGCGCATTGTGGAGCGCCACCGGCACGGGCGTGCGGTTTGTTACGCTGCCTGTATTGCAATTGCGGCAACTTAGGGACCTGACCCGCACCAAACTTCCGCAGCTTGGTGGTGCTATCACCATCGTTGAACAGATGGTGTCTTACAGGGGCAAGAAGCTCAAGGTTGCCGAAGACATTGTGCAGAAGTGGTCTGAACTGCAAAACGAAAACCCGAGGCAGTCTGGCCTGATGGCTCGCATCATGCTTGAGGCTACCATCCGCGCTCGCGATCCAGATGACGGTGTGCCGTCCGGTGCTGCGCCCGACGCGCTTGACAGTGCTTGGAACGGCTTGCGTCCTGAGTTCAAGCAACTGTACCGTGAAGTGCGGGACTTCTACGCTGACTCTGTTAAAGAGATGGTGCGCACCATGAAGCAACGCGCACTGGGGCTGCCCAAAGCTGAGCGGCAAGAAATGATCCGCAAGATCAATGAACAGTTTGGCCCCGATAAACTGGTCAAACCGTACTTCCCGCTGCGTCGTTTCGGGACACATTGGTTCCAAGTTGGCAAAGGCAACTTCAAAGAGTTTTACACGTTTGAAAGCGTCATCGCTCGCAACTTTGCATTTAGCAGGCGGCGCCGTGCTTTGATGAAGGGGAACGCCCAGCAGCGAGCCGCAGCAGAAACTATGCGAATGGGCGATGGTGTATCTGAGTTGTTCTCTCAGAACGTGGCTACGACTCAGGTCTTGCGGAACATGGAAGACATTGTTGACAACCTGACCGCCACGGACGTCCCGGCACTCAAAGCTGAGATCAAAGATAGCATCAATCAACTGATCTACTTGCTGCTGCCCGAACAAAGCATGCGCAAGATGTTCATCAACCGCAAAGCCATTCAGGGTGCCAGTGCGGATATGCTGCGGGTCTTCTCCAAGACCGCTGTTCACAGTGCGTATCAACAGGCGCGATTCAAGTACGCCGAGCCGTTCTTGAACAACATCAACACCGCCAGTGAGTACATCAGAGAGTTAGAAACCAGCAACGCGGTCACGCCTGAGCAAGGCGCGGTTTACCGGGACTACGTGCTTGAGTTGGAGCGACGCACAAAAACTGTGCTCGGCGTTGAAGACACCAGCCCGATTGCCCGATTTGTTGGGGCAATGACCAACACCACGTTCTTCTTCATGCTGTCGGCACCGGCCAGTGCGCTGCTCAACATTGCGGGTATGGCGACGCTCACGATGCCGCGAATCGGTGCTAGGTATGGGTATGCCAAGACTAACGAACTGATGCTCAAGAACTTGGGGCGATACGCCGCAACAACGCCCAAGCGTTCACTGGCCCCCGTATTTCAGGGCAACTTCATGCAGACGTCGTTCCCTTCAATTGTGGAAGGGGCTACGCTTGACCCGCTGTTGAGACTGGCCGCAGATCGTTTTGTGGCAGATGGAGATATCAACATCTCCATGACCAATGACATTATGAACATGAGCGACCTCCCGTCTGAGCTGTACACGGGTAAGGCAAACACGCTAAAGAAAGTCATGGGCGGCTTGTTCCACCAAGCAGAGCGGCTTAACCGGGAAGTTGCCCTGCTGACAGTCTTCGAACTTGCGTTTGACAAGTACTCCGGTGCCGACCGTAAAGACATTCGTGGGGTGGTTGAGCGTGATCCTGTGACGAAGCAGCCTTTGAAGTACACCCCGAATGAGGCGTTCGAGCTTGCTATTCAAGAAGCCCGAGACATCGCTGGTCTGACGTTGGGCGATTACACCCGGCAGATGAAGGGGCGCATCTTCACGATTCCCGGCGTTAATTTTGTGACGCAATTCAAGCAGTACGCGGTCACTGCTACGTACAACATCTTGCGCGACTTCTATATGTCTGTTGGTGCTCCGTTCCGCAAAGCTGAGATTGAGCAGTTCCGGCAGCAAATGATCAAAGACGGGTTACCGCCGACTGTGATAGAGCAGCGCCTTGACGAGGCTGAGGCATACCGCAAGGAACTGTACCGCGAAGGTATAAAACGACTGGGCGGTGTGCTCGGCATGACATTCTTGTTTGGCGGTATCGTTGCCCAGCCATTCTTCTCCATGCTTGGCCAGCTTATCGCGATGTTTGTCCCGGACGATGACGACGAGTTCTTCGATTGGGAAAACTGGTTCCACAATTTCATGGAAAATGAGGTTGGTGGCGCTGCCGCAGCTATCTTTACAAAGATGGGCGTGGACGCTGCCAAGTCTGAACGCGCAGGTATTGCACTAGGCGAAGCCATTGCTAGAGGCCCAGTGGCAACGATCACAGGAACGGCTCTTGCAGACCGCGTCAGTTTGGACTTGAAGAACCTCTGGTGGCGCGAAGGGCGCTACTCGCCCGATGCCCGCGAAGCACTCCAGCAAGAAGTGATTGCTAACATAGGTCCGTCGGTTGGCTTGGCACTCAACTGGGCGGATGCTTGGCAACTAGCAGGCGAAGGTCAGTGGGGGCGTGCGTTTGAAAAAGCTGCTCCTGCTTTGTTTGCAAAGCCTGCGACAGCATTCCGGCTCGGCACCGAGGGCGCTACGACTCGCGGCGGTGAAGTGATTGGGCAACTGTATTCGCAAGAGTTCACTACTTGGAATCTAGCCATGCAGTCAATCGGACTACAGCCCCAAAAACTTGCAAAAGCGCAAAAGGCCGCTATCCAAGCAAAAACTTATCAAAGTAAAGTTAAAGACCGCCGTGACGCCATACTTGATCGTCTCTGGATGGAGCGCGGAAAGCCGGGTTACGCAGACGCATTGGAGAAGGCTAAGCAATTCTCTTTACTGTACCCTAGCCTTGCCATTGACGACAAAGCGATTAAAGAATCTTTTGATGCGCGAGCACAGGGTAAGGCGCAAGCTGAGGCTATGGGCGCACGGCTCGACGAAAAACTTATTGAGCGCACGGGCCCCATGATGCGGTACGGCATGCAGTAAAAAAAGACCCCGCCGAAGCGGGGTAAAGGGGGGTGGTCATTTGATCCGCCAGACGCGAAGTCCTTTGATGCCCTCTTCAATGACAGGCTTGATCAGGACTTTGTAGCCCAGCCGCTTCGTAACGGCGGTCACGGCCTCTTTGCTCTTTGCCAAGTGCAAGCACGGCACGAAGAACGAAGCGCCTACACGGAACTTTCTCCAGTCAACGCGGTACTCAAGCCCGTTCACCTTCATTGACGGCCTCGGCTTCTTCGCCCACACTACCTTCGGCTTTGACGGCTGCTGCAATCATGTCGGGGTCGATGAAGTCGCCCTTGGAACAGTCAAACATGAAGGTGTCTACGGCTGGCACGTTTGGCATCTTGGTGCCCTTGGCCATGCGCTTCTTCACAACTCCCATGTACACGCCGTCGGCGGTCAAAGAATTCAGGACATCCTTAATCGTAATTTGATGCGCGGCACACCAATTACGAAACTTTTTGGCAATGATGTACAGGCGTTGCGAGTCTGGCTCCATGCGGATGGTCAGCTCACCTATCGGCTCAAGGATTGGCAGTGTCTCCACCCCAGTGCGCTTGTCCACCTCGGCATTGATGATTAAAGTATTGCGGCGATGCTCGTTCCAAAACTCGCCCACAATGCTGGCATGTGTGGACGACGGGGGCTTGATCTCTTGGCGCATCTGCGAAAACTCTTTGAGCATCCACTTGAACACGCGACCGACGTCAATGTCAAACAACCCAAGCCGCTTAGCGAAGAGAGCCCCAGCAATGTTGCAGGCGGCGACGCCTGACCAAAATCTTTCCCTATTCGTAAAGCCAACCTTCTGGTCAATGAGGCGTTGTACTTCCTTGACCTCCGCCACGCGCTCTTCCAAGTTTGCTACCAAATCATGCAGGTAAATTCGCCCTGCGTGCCCGTAGTTTGAATAGAGCTTAGGGTATATATCGTCGGCCTCGACCTTGGTCAACAGTTTGGTCTCGGGGATTTCGTACTCAATCAGGCGCATCAACTCTCCGTCAGGCGTGGACTTGAGCGACTGAAGCTTGTCGACCACCGAAGCGTTTGACGTACACAAGAGGATGGTCTGCCACTTGGTCATGTTCAGCCGCTCGGCGTTTTCATTGGCTTTCATTCGCCCCCTGCCTCGGCCTTGAGATACAGCGTACAGAAAGTCAGAGCAGTCGTCGGAGGGCATCTTTGTGATCTCGTCACACCCTAAACCGAGATTGTTCATGACGCCAAGGCGATGCAGCCGCACGTTCATCGTGTCTCGCTGGATGAGCATCAACTCTTCAGGATGGCCGTAGACGCTGTGCATAGCTTTGATGGCGGTCGTCTTGCCGGTGCCCGACTGATTGTTGATCATGTTGATCATGGCCCCCTTGAGGTGGAGGTGCTTCATCAGTGGTGCGCCGAAGGCAGTGAAAAAACCAAACGCATGGGGCTCAAACCCCGTTCGGTTGTACACATTGATGACGGACTGCCACTCTTCCAAAGTGCCGACCGGAGCGAACCAGTCTGCAAGCTGTGCCAAGCCACTTGACGGAGGGCTATATCTGTCGCCGTCGGCACATATCTCAGTGTCGCCAACGACAAAAGACTTGTCGTTCTCCGTCCACCCAAATTGCGAACGCATGATCTCTGCTCCTTCTTTGTATTGCAGTTCTTTTGCAAACCGCACGATGTAGGACATGATGCCGTCCATCTGCTTTTTCAACGCGATCACACCAAACCAAGCCAATCGCTCACGCAGCTTGTCGCTGGTCAGCAGATCAACCGCCGGTAGTGCAAACTCTTTGACTCCGTCCCGTGGCGTGTGCAAACGCATCCAGATTACTTCGCCCGCCTGAGGGTCCTTGAGCCGCTTGACCACATACAGGTCATGCTCGTAGACCATGATCGGCGCAGCTTCGTCGTCCTCTTCGTTCTTGCGGTACACGCCGCCGGTTTTGCCACGAAAGTAGGGAAACGGATACTCGGGAATCTTGTATATGACCGGCGTGGTTGATGCTGGTGCCGTGAACTGCACCGTGTTGTCGGCTTCGGTTGCGGCCGCGATCTCTGCGCCAAGCACAATCGGGGAAGATATCTTGCCTTTATGGATGCAGTTGTCGCACCCGCTGGGGTTGAGTCCTTCCCACTTCTCACAGGTGTACGGCCCCTTGATCCTCTGCGCTTTCTCTGCTGTTACTACAGCATCGTAGTCAGGGTGATCCTTGGAGATGTCATGTATCGCCGACTCGGCATCAACGCAATGCGCTGCAATTGAGAGTGCTGCTCTCCAACGCGGCTCCTCTATCGTGGTCTGCTCGGAGATAGCCTTGCTCAATTGAAAGCAACCGCGACCCTTGGCGTTCTTGTCAATGATGACGCTAAACCGAAACTGTTTGTTGCCCATAAGGGCTTTGGTCATGTCGTCGGCGTACGTCGGCAGGTAGTCTGGGACATCATCCAACACCCCCAGCTTGGACTTCAAAGTCTCGTAGTCCACTGGCTTGGACATGGCCATGACCTTGACTTCCAAAGGCGGGTCGACTTTATGGTTCAGGGTATCTGGCATCCGCATGATGGACGCCACATCAGCCGTTCGTGCCGGGTCAGCTTCAAAATCATGCTCGGCGCAAAGCGCCTTGAGCCTTGCCGCCACTGACTTCCACTGCTCTTTTGTTATCTCAGCAGTCAACGGCCAGTAGACATGAATGCCCCTGCCCGAGTTGACGACGCACGGCCTTGGCAGGCCGACTGCTTCACAGAACGCTTTGAGCGCGTCCAACCCTTCGCCCTGTGTGGTGTATGGCTTGCCTTCACCACAGTCGATATCCAGCCAAAACGATTTGACCGACTTTACGTTGTCGGTCGTCCGAGACTTGTCGGTCTCGTACTTTGCACAAGCGAAATACACGTCATAGTACTTCGCCAATAAATCTTCCACCACCCCATCAACTTCGTCCAACCCCTGCACAAACACCTGCTTGGGGAGGCCGGTCTTTTTGAGACCGACGACACAGTACCATCCATCCGGGGACAGAACTGCCGACAGAAAATCTGTTCTTGTCATAGCCGCCTCTGCACCGATGAAACAAACGCACTGGGAGCATTGCAGCCTCCCAGTGCGGACCTACTTGCTGGCTTGGGTGCTGAGATATCGTACGATCTGATCGACGTGTGACCTTCGTGGATGCCACTCACCCGTAAACCACTTGTAGATGGTCATACGGCTGACGCCAAATTCCTTGGCGATGTCTCGTACTGAAATATCCCGCTCTATGCAGAACCTCCCCAGCTTGACGCCGGGGTGCCTGCTGTTGGCCGTTTTATTGGCCGATACCACACGCCATGCGTAGCCTCTGCTGTTCATCAGTCGTCAGTCGCCCAAGTATTGAGGACGTCCACGAAGTCCTTCTTGGGGGCTGGCTCAGCGGCTTTTTTGGAGGCGCGCTTGGTAGGCTCAGGTACTTCTTGAGCGGGTTCGGCTTCAACAGCCACGGCTTTGGGCGCGACTTTCTTTGCACCGTCGGTTTGGGCTGCGGTCTGGATGACGGCTGCCTTGGCGGCGGGAGAGTCGGCCTTCTCTTTTGCAACCAACCATTGCTCGCGGGTCAGATACCCAACAGGCTTGAAGGTCAGCTTCGGTGTTGCGCTGTCGCTGTCCAGACGCATCTCAGTGATCAAAGTGCCGAGGCTACGGCCCATCGAACCAACATACTTGGCGTACTGCTGGAACGGCATCTTGTCCACATCACCGCGACCAAAGATTGACTGTGACGGCAGCAGCAGTTGGAACACATCGCCTTCAATATCGTCGGCCAGCAAAACTGCCAGACGCTGCTGATACCGGCAAGCGCGAGAGTCACCCTGACCAGAGCCCTTGATGTTTTGCGGGCATCCATCGCAGGACGAGTGCTGCGGGTACTCGATGCTGGCGTCGGGCTTATCGCCGTCATTGCTCCAGCAGTCAGGTGAAGTAGTTTCGCCGGGGGTGTACTTGCCAGCATAGAACTGACGCGACACCTTGGGGTTGCCGTTCACGATTACGATGTTCATCGAACGGTTTTCGTTCTTGGCAATCTCTTCGCCATTGACCATCATGCGGAACACGCCGCCACGGATAGATATGCGCTTGACCGCAGTGTTGCCCGCAAGGGCCTTGGTCATGTTGTCGATGCCGACTTCTTTGAGATAGTCGGGTACTTGGCCCATAAGAGCGATGTCGTTGCTCATGTGATTCTCCTTACTTGGTGCTACGTCTTTGAACGGTGATCTCATATTCGCTGTCGATATGAAGACCGGGTGGATGAAGGTCCGGATTGTTGTCCAAGAATTCCTTCATGTTGGTTTGATGGATGCGCTTCTCCAGCAAGCCCATCGCATCGTGCTCCTGCATCATCTTGTAAAACTCCTCCCAATTGTTTGTCCAGTACCGGTTCTTGACGGTACGGTACGCAATCCCGTGTGGGGTAGAGAAACTGGTGGCCCCAGTCTCTTTGGAAATTTCAACGAGTCGATGCTTGAGGAGCGTCATCTGCTCTTCCAACTCATCGCTCTTTGATTTGTACTCTCTGTAGAGCAGGTCTTTTGTGTCGCGTAGCTTGATGTACGCTTTGACAATCTTCTCGATTGGCGCGTCTTCCATGTTGCTTTCTCCGGTTACGAGGGCTTCATTATACACCCTTTCTTTACTGTGTCAAGTGTTCAGTTCATTTTTGTAGAGGTCGATGATGCGCTCATGCACGTCCAACTTGTTCTGGAGCGCCGAGTACAACTTATTCTCGACAGGGCTACCTTCGATGTGAACAATAGTCATCGGGTTGCGCTGACCTGTTCTATCAATACGTGCGTTTGCTTGCAGGTACGTCTCGATGGAAGTCACAGGAGCGTACCAGATCACCACGTTTGCCGCAGTCAGGGTTACCCCGTGTGCAGCAGCTTGCGGCTGGATGAGCAAAACCTTGGGCTTGTCGGTCTCTTGAAACTGCTTGAAGATTTCGGTGCGCCGAGTCACGCTCACACTTCCATTGATGATCTCATTGGCGATGCCGTTCTTGGTCAGAAATTCTTTGAGCAACTCCAGTGCATGCGTGAAGGGTACGAACACCAAGACTTTGTGCGAGGCTTCGTTGATGACTTCCAGCACGGCGTTGAGTCTGTCGGAAACATCGAGGTCGATGACGTTCCTTGTATCGGTGTACACAGCCCCGCAGGAAATTTGTAAGAGCTTGTTCACGTTTGCAGCGGCATTGACCGCTGATATCTCTTCCCCAGCCGCCTCGATCAGCATGTCCTTCTTGAGCAGCTTGTAGTACTTGAGTTGTTGCGCTGTCAGCGGCACAAAGCGCGATGTGTATGTCACGTCGGGCAAGTCCAGGCAGTCTTTCTTCTCGTACCGGATCGCTGGCTGCAAAATCCTGTGAACGGTCTGCTCGGCCCCGGGCTTGGGAATCCATTTGAACCGTGTGATTTGATACATGACAGAGTCACGGTACGTGCCATACAGTGACGGTGCAGTCTCGGGGACGCAGAGTTTTGCCAGCCCGTACGCATCGAGGGGCGACTGCGCTGCGGGAGTGCCTGTCATCATCCACATCCAAGTCGTGGGTTGCACCAACTTGCGCATGGTCTTGAACCGCTTGGTCGTAGCGTTCTTGTACGCATTGGCTTCGTCAATGATGATCAGATCAAAGCCGCCGTTTGCAATCTCGTCGGCTACGATGTCCACGCCGTCGTAGTTAATGATGATGAACTCGGCCGGGCCATTGATGATGTCTCTACGTTTGTCCCTAGCGCCGTATGCAACATCGACCGTACGATGCACTGCAAACTTGAACAGGTCGGCTTGCCACGCAGACTGCATGATGGACAGTGGACACACGATCAAAACGCGCTTGACCGCGCCAATACTCAGCAGGTAGTC